AAATCCTGCAGAGCGCATGCGCATCGAGAATGCACTGTTTGATCGTATGCGTCCGATTCACGATCAGCAGCAAACAGCTCTAGACGCCAAGCTTGCAAACATGGGCATCACGGCTGGATCGGAGGCCTACAACCGCGCATCACAGCGTCTCGGTGATCAGCAATCGCGCGAGCGTTTCAACGCTCTCGAGATGGGCGGCAACGAGATGCAGCGCCTGCTCAATATGCAGATCGCAGAAGGACAGTTTGAGAATACTGCGCGGCAAAACCAGCAGGGCATGGACATCAACACGACCGGCTTTAACAACAACGTCTCGAAGGATAGATTTGGTCAGGATATGACCATATCTGAGTACCAGAACAAGCTTCGCCAGCAAGCAATCACAGAGCAGATGATGCAGCGCCAGATGTCTCTCAATGAGATGAATGCGCTCTTGAGCGGGCAGCAAGTGCAGATGCCAAGCATGCCGCAATTCAACGGCGCAGCGGCCTCACAGCCAACGCAATATCTACCGGCGGCACAGCTGCAGGGACAGGCACAGCTGGATGCGTTCAACGCGCAGAACCAAAGCGCGAACAGTTTCACAAGCGGTCTATTTGGTCTTGGCGGTTCACTTGGTAGCGCCGCGATGTTCGCATTCTCTGACTCACGCTTGAAGAAAATTATCAAGCGCGTCGGCGAAGCGCAAGGCATTCCGCTCTACCTGTTTAAGTACTTGGGCAGCAACACCGAGCACATTGGCCCGATCGCTCAAGAAGTGCAGAAGATTCGTCCTGACTTGGTCAAGCGCCATCAGAACGGCTACTTGATGGTTAATTACAAACTACTGATGGAGGCTTGATATGGCCGGCGTAATTCCAATGAATGGATATCTCACCCCCGAGCAGGCCGCAATGATGGCCGGTATTGAGGATCCAGGCGAGCGCATGAACACACTGGGCGGCATGCAGCGCTTTGCAAACATGCTGCCCCAGATGAACCAGATCAAAGAGCGCAGCAACGGCCGCGTAGTTGGTCGCACTGATCCTATGGAAGGTTTGTCTCAGATGGGATCGCAGCTCGCTGGCGCGTACATGAACAAGCAGCTGATGGACAAGTACGGCGCGATCATGGACAAGAACAATCAGCAACGCATCAGCGCTGCACAGATGCTCGCAGATGCTTTGCGCAGAACACCGGCGGCGGGTGCCGCAGCACCTGGTGTAGCTCAGGCATACCCTGTCGCTTCGCAGACTCCAGCAAACGGGCGCGAGATTCCTGCGTACACGCCGCACGAAATCGACTACTACGGCGGCTACTAAGACATGCGTGACTTGCTTGACGTAATCGCGAACGCAGAATCTGGCGGCAACATTAACGCTAGATCAAGCACGCCCTTGTCAGATGCACAGGGTTTGTTTGGGTTCACTGACGCGGCGTTCAGGCAAGTGCAGCAGGATCATCCAGATCTGCGGCATATCACCAAAGATCAATGGGCGGTCGACCCCCAGCTTCAGCGCACTTTTGCCGATCGCTTAAAGCAGCGGCACGAAAGGATCCTGGCCGGCCAGGGGATCGATGTGAACCCGGTGAGCCTGTACGCAAACTGGCATTTCGGTGAAGGCGGCGGTCCGAAGTTCTTGAAGTCTGCGCCTGACACTCGGATGGAAGACATCCTAGATCCGATTGCGATTGCGGCCAACCCTCATCTGCAGGGCAAGACGCAAGCGCAGATCATGGAGTTATTCAGCAAAAAGATGGGAACGGCATTGCCCAATGCAGTGTCGGCCTCCTATTCGCAAGGAAATAGAAACATGGATCCAACACAGGCACCCCAGTCGGCGCTCCCGAATGCTCGAGGACTCTACAACCCAGAAGATCCGTTGAGTGTGTACAACTTCATTGTCTCTAACCAGCAGAACGTGCCGGTTCAGCAGCTAACGCCTGAGCAAAAAGAGATGCTGCTTGCCGATCGTCAGCAGCGTGCTGGCATGCTTCCGATGGCTCTGGCAGCTTCGCTTGCCGGCGACAAGCGCATTTCGGCAATGGGCGGCGCACTAGCGCAGGACGCATTTAAGGCACGCGGCCCGCAGCGCCTGGGCAATGCTGGCTGGCTTACTGAGGACGGCACTGTCATCAAGGATCCGTTCCAAGAAGAAGAAGGTCAGCAACGTCGCCAGGACACAGCGCTCAACTTGGCGCTGCAGACATCGAACACGCAGGCTTTGCGTCGACTGGCCACAGAGAATACGTTCACGCAAGCTGGTCGAACGCCAGAAGGAAAGCCCGTTGTAAGCAATCGCACCGGCCAAACCTACGTTGTTGAGAGCGGACCAAATGGTCCGAGCTACACGCCTTACAGTCAAAACATTATCCCGACCGGCACCTACGACAAGAACGTGCAGGCCGTGCAGGAGGCGCTTGGCTCGGTAAGACGCTCTGATGCGATTCTTGCGCAGGTAGAAAAGAACCCTGAAGCCTTTGGCATGGTTGCCCAGGGCGTCTCGCGGCTTCCACAATTTGCACAAGGTCGTGCAGCAGAAATTTTGTTGCCACCTGAGACGATGAAGGCTCGCACAGACGTATTGCGCTCGGCAGCGCAAGAAATCAGCAGCCTCTACGGTGCAGCGCTTTCGCTTGGCGAACAGGCCCGCGCCAACACCTTCATCCCCAACCAGGATGACCCTCCACAGGTTGTCATTCAAAAGCTCAAGGCGGCTCGCGACTGGGCTCATTCCACGACACAGAACTACGGTTCTGGAGTCCTTCGCGACGCACAAGGGCGATCGGCAATGCCGGCGCCTCAATCAGGACCACAAGCTCCCGCAGCTGGCGGCGAGACACGCAAAACGATCAACGGCAAGAACTACGTTAATCGTGGTGGCCAGTGGTACGAGGAGTGAAGCATGGTTAGACCCGTAACCGATCCAGCATTGCTCGAGCAGCTCAACGGAGGAGGCGGTGCCGTAACCGATCCTGCGTTGCTAGAGCTTCTGAATGCCAACCCACAAGCAGCCAAAGCTGCGCAGTTCGCAGGCGGCGACAACGTCAAAGAGATGAACCCCGTCATGAAGGTGCTCGGGGGCGCAAAAAGCGCCTTTGACCGCGCAGCTTATGGCGTCGGCTCGCTTGTGCCTGACATCCTGCCAGACGGTGTTCGCGATTACATTAACGACAGCACGTTCGCCAAGGTAACCGGCCTAACGATGCCATCAAACAAGCAGATGGCTGACGATGTCGCGCAAGGTCGTGCCTTTGTTAAAGACGCAGGCGGCTGGGGCATTGCTGGAGATATCGCCGGCGAGGTTGGCTTGACCTTGGTGCCTGGTGCAAAGGGTATGCAGACCGTTCAGGCTGGCGGTCGCATGTTGCCTCGAGCTCTTGGATTTATCCCAAGCAGCACAACCGGAGCGGCTGCGATTAGCGGCGGTGCCATTAACGCCCTCACCACGCCTGACGATCGCGTAGGCGGTGCAATAGCCGGTGCTGCAGGCGGTGCCATTGGTGACGTCGCGGGGCGAGCGTTGACAAAAACTCTAGGTGGCATGATTTCCAATAGGGTTACGCCTGACGCCCGCCATCTGATGGACGACGGTGTCTTCGTTCCGATGTGGAAAGGCACCGACAGCGGCCTTGTGCGCAATTTGTCTGAGCGAGCCAAAGTTCTCCCGATCGCTGGCGACATCATTCGCGGCCAAGAGCGCTCGGCATTTGAAAGCTTTAACAAACGCCTGGCTGAAATTGCAACACCGCCCAAGCCTGTGCTTGATGACGTCGGCAACGTGCTGCGCTGGGAAAACAGCCCTGTGAAGCTTTCTGGCTCGGACGCTATTAACGGCCTACGCGGCCGTTTTAATGATGCCTACGACGCGCTTTACAAGGGGCGCGGGATACCAGTTGATGACGTCTATGCAAACCAGACAGCAAACATTCTGGAGAGCACTAAAAATTACTTCCCGCGCATAGCAGACGATGTCGAAGCGGCTTTTAGACAGGCAGACGACATCCTTCGCAAGGGCACAGAGACAACAACGTCACTCAGCCCAATCAGTAACGCGTCCGGACAGCCGTTTGTAAACACTCAGCTTGGTCATGCAGCTACACGGCCAGAGTCGGTTAAGCAAGCGATCGATGTGCTCGATACCCGCATTAAGACAGCGTATGGCCGCGGCGATGCCGAGGCAGCAGAAGCCCTCAAGGATCTGCGCAGTTCGATTGAACAGCTGCGTATGCGCGGCTTGCCGCCCGAGGTTGCTGATCAGGCTGCAGACATTAATAAGGCCTATGCAAGCTTCATCCAGCTGCAGCGTGCTAATGCCAGCCTGGGAGCTCAGAAGGCCGAGATGGTTTCCCCAGGGCAAATGCTTAACTCAATCAAAGCAGGTGATCGCACACCAAACAAATCTGCATTCTCAGGCGGCAACGCGCTGAACCAAGCAGAGGTTCTGCGTGCCGAGCGTGTTCTCGGGAATCGCTTGCCAGATGTCGGACCAGGTACTGCAGAAAAGCTTGCTCCCTTTATTGGCTTCGGGGGTCCCATGATCCTCGGCGACATGGGCGCTACTGCATTACTTGGTACAAAAACCGGGCAGCGCTTTTTGATGGGCGACCTACCTGGTCAAGCAGGAATACGTCAATACGGAAGTCAATATCTTGTGCCGGCGCTTCGCAACTTCGGCATGTCGGTTGGAAATTAAAGGAGAAACGAAATGCCACGCAACGCATCAGGCACCTACACACTGCCAGCTGGAAACCCAGTAGTAACTGGCACCCTAATTGAGTCCTCATGGGCTAATGACACGCTTGGCGATCTAGCCAGCGCAATGACCGACTCGCTCTCGCGTGATGGCGAAGGTGGGATGACCGCAGCTCTGCGTGTCGTTGACGGCACAGTCAGCGCTCCAGGCCTTGCATTTGTGAACGAGACTGGCAGCGGCTTGTATCGCACTGGTGCTGGCGATTACTCTTTTGCCGTTTTAGGTACGCAGAAAATGCGTATTACGTCTAACGGCGTTGATGTGACGGGCGCATTTTCTGTCAGTGGGGACACGTTGACGGTCTCATCGAGCACTGCCTACTACCCGCAGATGATCGCTCGCAACAAGACCAACGACGCCAACGCTGGATACCTTGTTCTTGAGAAAGATCGTGCTGGTGCAGTCGTGCAAAACGGCGACATTCTTGGCAGCCTGATTTTTCGTGGATACGACGGTGCTGCATACCTGCAGGGAGCGGCTATTACCGCGTCCGTGAACGCGGCTCCTGGAACAAACGACATGCCCACCGCGATGATATTCGCAACAACACCAGACGGTGGCGCTGGTGTCTCCGAGCGCATGCGTTTGCAGCTAGGACTTTCTGTCGGCACAACAGCAGATCCCGGCGCAGGTGCCATATACGCCACCGGCAACATCACGGCGTACTACTCGGACGAGCGCTTAAAGACCAAGCTCGGCAACCTTGAGAGCGCACTCGACAAGATCTGCGCGATCGACACGTTTTACTACGAGGCCAACGAAACCGCTCAGGCGCTCGGCTACAAGGCAGAACGTGAGGTTGGTGTTTCGGCTCAATCAGTTCAAGCCGTATTCCCAGAGCTTGTCGCTCCCGCTCCAATTGATGCTCAATATCTAACTGTGCGTTATGAGCGTTTAGTGGCACCGATCATCGAAGCGATCAAAGAGCTGCGTGCTGAGGTTGCTGCATTAAAGGGGGAGTGAAATGACTCTACCAGCAAGCGGTCAAATATCGATGTCGCAGGTGAACGTCGAGCTGTCGCTGTCTGCGACGGCTCAGATCGCTCTTGGCGATGCAGCCGTTCGCAATCTTGCGCAAGTGCCGTCTGGTGCTATTAGCTTGGACAACTTGCACGGCAAGTCGTCTGGAGTTTTAGCAACTTATCTGATCGTTGGTGGAGGTGGCGGCGGCGCAACGAGCCTATACGGAGGCGGTGGTGGTGCGGGTGGCGTATTGACCGGCACGGCAAGTTTCCCATTGTCCACAGGAACAGCAATTACCGTCGGTGGAGGTGGTGGAGCGCAAGCGGGTGGCTCCAATTCATTGATTGCCGGTGTAGCCACAGCTTACGGCGGTAATGGCGCAACTTGGCAAGTCGGTGCTGCGTCGGGTGGAGGCGTAGCTGGACAAACGTATCCGGGTGGTAGCAATGCCAGCAATAGCGGAGGTGGTGGAGGTGGTGCTGGAGCAGCTGGCGCTAACGCCGTCGACAACTACTCGTCTGGATCGGGCGGCGCAGGAAAGGCAAGCAGCATCACTGGCTCGTCAGTTCTTTATGGCGGTGGAGGTGGTGCTGGTGGCCGAACAGCTGACATCGGAATCTTCCCCGGAGCTGGTGGAGCAACCGGAGGCGGTAACGGCGGAAGCAACCCCGAAAACGGCTACGCAGGAACGGCAAACACCGGTGGCGGCGGCGGTGGTGCAGGCTACAACGGAAACTTCGGGGTTGGTGGAGCAGGCGGCTCAGGTGTTGTTCGTATTCGCTACCCCGGCGCACAGCAATTTGCCGGTGGAACGGTCACAACTGTTGGCAGTGACACCCTTCACACCTTCACTTCGAGCGGCACGCTTGATCCCGGTATTGCGATCGACTATCTGCTTATCGCAGGCGGTGGTCAAGGTGGCGGCGGTCACGGTGGCGGCGGTGGTGGTGGTGCCGGTGGTTTCCTTGAAGCCAGCGGCGTAATTGCCGTAAATCGCACGCATGTAGTTACTGTCGGTGCAGCTGCTAACAACAGCGTTCTTGCAGTCTCTGGTGGGGCAACTATCGCTACCGCTATTGCCGGTGGCTATGCACCGGGTGGTAATGGTGGAAGCGGTGGCGGTGGTCAAGGTACGCAAGAGGTAGCAGCACCGGGCAACGGAACAGCCGGGCAAGGAAACAGAGGCGGCTATGCGCAATACACATCCGACTTTGGTAACGCTGCGGGCGGTGGCGGCGCCGGTGGAGTTGGCGGTAACAGCCAATGTACGCACTGCGGTGGAGATGGTGGTTTAGGAAAGACCACAACCATCACTGGCACGACACTGACTCTTGCGAGCGGTGGCGGCGGTGGCGGCTACGCCACGATGGGGGTCGCCCCACCCGGAGGCGGTGGAAATGCTGGTTACCCCGGCCAAGCAAACACGGGCGGCGGTGGCGGCGGTGGGAACCTTGGCGGCTCTGGCGTCGTATTCCTCAGATACCTCGGCGCACAGAAGTTTACCGGCGGCACTGTCACCTCTTCAGGTGGCTACACCATTCACCAATTCAACTCGAGCGGCACTCTTGTGCCTATCTAAGCAAACAAAGGAGCAAAAGAAATATGTCCCACTTTGCAAAACTAGACGAAACAGACACCGTAATTCAGGTGCTTGTCATTGAGCAGGACGCTATCAATACGGGGTTGTTTGGTGACCCAGCGTCGTTCGTTCAAACAAGTTACAACACCAAAGGCGGTGTTCATTACGACGCAGTAACCATGCAGCCGTCGGCCGATCAAAGTAAAGCATTACGAAAAAACTTTGCGTGCATTGGCGACAAGTACGACCGCGTGCGGAATGCGTTTATCAAGCCACAGCCGTTTGCGTCGTGGGTGCTAAACGAAGACACATGCCTTTGGGATGCGCCTGTCGCAAGACCTCAAGACGGCAAGATCTACGACTGGGATGAGGCGACGACAACCTGGAAGGAGATTGTGTTGACCGCTGCATAGCGATAAGCACAACGTAGAAAGATAAGTGAAACAAGAAGACAGCCAGAGCAGCACGAAGGACACTCTTATGAGTGTCCTCTCGTACATCGATAGCCCTTTCAAGCTCCTGGTGGTCTTGCTGCTTGGCGTTCTCGGATTCGTTGGCTATTTCATCTACACCAATCAAGGCGTGATGCTTGGCGCCTACCTTCAATCGCGAGAGATGCCAAAACTCGACGATTCACGCTTCGATGATGCGGCCGCGATGATCTTTAAAGAGACGGGCGCCGAGGTCGTGTCGATCTTTACGGTCGATCCGATCTTGAATAAGCGCGTCCTGGTTCGTGCCTACACCAAGGGCGGTGGACGTCAGAAGTCGCTCGAGGGAGTGGACGTCAAGCTCTTCTCCAATAGCTCAACCAATAACGCCGACGTCGTAAAGCTTATGGCCGGCGAAGTTCCGTGCGGCCAGTACTTGCGACCACAGTCGGTCGCCGGTTTGTTCTATTTATCCCAGGGCGTGCAGTACACCTGTCGGGTGAGTAGCCCATCGGCAAAAGAGCAGTTCGTAGGCCAGATCACTGCGGGATGGATGGTCGAGCCTGACCTTGATCACGCACGGTCTGTCCTGACAATCGTCGCCGATATGTTGGTGAAACAAAAATAAGGAGTAAATAAATGAAAGAAAAATTGGAAGGACTCAGGGCTTGGTTTAAGGCGAAGTGCGAAGCAGTAAAGGCCTGGTTTTCAAGAGCAAAGTCCTAAATGATCCCGATGCTTTACCTCAAGATTGGCATTGCCGTGCTTGTTGTCGCCGGGGCTTACTACAAAGGCTATGCGGACGAGCATGAGCGCTTCTTGAAATTTCAGGCTGAAGTCGCAGCCGTTGGGAAAGCGCAAGAGCTTGCCAACCAAAACGCAGTCAAGACGGCGGAGTTAATTTCAGAAGGGGTCAAAGATGAGTATGAAGTTCGTATCGCTGCTATTCGCAGTCACTACTCTAATAACACTCGCCGGGTGCAGCAGTGTGGTTCCGGTGGCAGTAACTTGCCCCCCGTTCCCCAGCCCGCCGGCGTCGTTAATGGAGGCGCCGACGACCCTGCCCTTATTGAACTTTGTGCAGCCGAAACAGCAAAGCTCGTAGCTTTGCAGAAATGGATTTCTAAACAGCAAGAGGTAAGTAAAAATGGAAATCAGTAAAGAGCAGCTAGTCTCTTCAGGCATCTGTAGCCCAGCAATGGCCGACAAGTGGTGTGATCAGCTCAATGCCACTATGAATCGATTTGAGATCAATACGCCGTACCGCGTGGCGGGCTTTCTTGCCCAGGTCTCGCACGAATCTGGTGGTTTTCAGTTTGTCACCGAGAACCTGAACTACAGCGCCGAGGCTCTCTCCCGCGTCTGGCCAAGCCGGTTCCCTGCCGACATCGCCGCCGCCTACGCCAGGAACCCCGAGAAAATCGCCAATCGTGCCTACTGCGACCGCATGGGCAACGGCGACGAGGCAAGCGGCGATGGCTGGACGTATCGCGGCCGTGGGCTCATCCAATTGACCGGCAAGGACAACTACGCGGCCTTCTCGCTTCAGTGCGACAACGAGGCCCTGGTGGATCCCAACCTGGTCGCGGAGCCGGCGCTGGCCGCTGATTCTGCCGGGTGGTTTTGGTCCAGGAACGGGCTCAACGCCTTGGCCGACGCAAACGACATCGTCGCCATGACCAAGCGCATCAACGGCGGCACGCACGGCATCGATCACCGGCAGCAGCTGTACGCTGGAGCGATGTCAGTTTTTGCTTAGAAAATCGTGTGTAGTTTTTGTGTTGTAACTGAGAAAAAATGTGCATAAATCTGGCTATTTTTGACACGCAAAACAACACAAAAACACATACAAATCAATTACTTAGGCAATTATAGATAGGACTGTTAATCCGCAGGTCGCTGGTTCGAGTCCAGCTCGGGGAGCCAATAAAATCAAGGACTTACGCGGTTTTTGCGGTGCAACAAAAAAAGCCGTGTGTAGTTTTTGTGTAGTAGGTGGTTTTTAGGCAGAAAAAAAGGGGCTTCACAGCCCCCTTTTTTTAACTAAAAAATCACCCTTTTTTTTAAGCAACAACCCGCAGATTTGGCTTCGAACTCGTGCTGATGTTGATGTTCTTGGCCTGCTCGATCAGGTGTTTTTGAGAAAGGTGAGCGTACCTCTGGAGCATCGAAGCTGATCTCCAGCCTCCTAACTCCTGAATGACATGCATTGGCGTGCCGGCCATTGCATGCCAGCTGGCAAAGGTATGCCGCAGGTCATGGAACCTCATGGTCTGCGGCAAGTCAGCTTTATTAAGCGCCGACTGCCACGCCTTCCAACTAATCTGCTCCACAGTAAACACAAAGACGTCGTGCTTGCCCTCTTGCGCCTTGATCGCTTTGTAGGCGTCATCGTTAAGCGGCACAGGGATCGCGCGACCCGCCTTGGCATCCTCTGGATTAATCCAAGCCATACGCTTCTCAAGATCCACCTGGTCCCAGCGCAACCCGTAGATGTTTGATTTGCGCAGCCCCGTGGAGACGGCCAACACGGCTGGCGCCTTGTGGCCCTCGGGCAACGCATCGACCAAGTCGCTAAATTGCGCAGGCGTCAGGTACGACACGCGAGAGTTTTGCTCGACATACGTTTGAAAAGCCGGGACGCGATCGACCCACTCCCACACATCCCGCGCACGGCGAAAAATTGCACGCAGCAATGCGACGTAGCGGTTCTTGGTCGCAGGCGTATCAAAGCCAGCCAGAAGCCCGACAACCTGATCGCGGGTGATGCTGTCTAACGTCAGCTTGCCCAGGTGAATACGGAAGTACTCAAGCTTTGCAATATCGTCGCGAATCGAGCGCTTGTGGTCCTTCTCATCAAGCCAGCGGACTGCGGCCTGCTCGAAGGTGTACTTGGGCTTGACGCCTAAGCGCTCCTGCTCCCACAGATCAGCCTTGATTTTGTCGTGGAGCTCTTGCGCAGCTTTTCGCGAGCTTGTCTTAGCCGATCTTCTAACAGTGTGGTGATCGGTCTGGATGTAGATGTGCCAGACGTCCCCTCGTTTGAATATAGACATGGTTCGTGTTCCTTGGGTTTGTGTTTAAGTGCTTCCTTGGTTTCGTTTAAATCCAGCCGCCATGCACCTCCGATCCGGTAGGCAGGCAGCTGGCCCTTGTCGATCAATCGACGCACAGTTGAGCTTGATACCCCAAGCTCGACTGCTGTTTCTAGTATAGTTTTAAGCATGATATGTTGTCAAATTCTCAACGGTGCAGGATGGCATAAAGGGCAAGCAGGGCTGAATCCGCTCTCCCGTCGTCTTTAACTCGCTTGAACTCACTGGCGTGGGCCGGCCAGAGCTCCATCGCCCGCTGCCGGCTGGCCCCCTTGCCAGGCGCAAGCTTCATGGCCTTGGACCAGGTTTGAGGCGGCACCAGCTGGTAAGGGATCATCAGACCCGCCAGGAGCCCCTCCAGGACGCCCAGGGAGCGGCCAAAGCCAAACATTGAGGTCACACCCTGCCCAGGCCTTGCAGACACGCTCTCGACCACGGCAAAGCAGGGCTCGCGGGTAAACAGCTGCAGCTCCGCGACAATCGCCTGGGGGGCGACCTTGCGCTTCATGCTTGAGCCCACCTTTACCTCGACGGTCGGCATGTCAAAGGTCTGGACTATCTGTGCGTTGTCGTCCAGGACGGTGAAGGCGCCGTCCAGGCCTGGGTCAAATCCGATTGTGTAGCTCATAGCGATGTTCTCTTCTTGATGATGTAGTTCTTTAGGTATCGACCGTTCTTTGTCGGTGTCTTTGACTTAACGGTGTCTAGGATCTCGGCATGAACCAGCTGCTCTAGAGCTCGGTAGATCGTCGTCTTCTGAAAGCCTGAAAGCTTCAAAATGTCCTGGGCGCAAATCTCCCCATGTTCCTTGACGATTTCGTGGACAACCTTGCGCGATGCCTCATCGGCCGGGACGTAGGTGCCGTCAACATACCGACGGTGCCCCCGTACCTTTGGTGCCTGGATTTGGCCAAGCATGCACTGCAGCCAGTGCTCAATTGGATCTATTGCCATCGCAGTCCTCATCATCGTGTCATCGCCTTGAGTGCATTTATGGTCGCTTTGTTCTTTTCAATTTGCGCCTTGAACTTCTTGCCTTCGGGGGAGTTGTCCTCGCTATAGACGAGATCCAGGTCATCCTTCATGTCGGCAATGCTGGGTCCGACTTCCGCACCGAAAATCTCCTTGATCTCCTGGACGAACTTATCGCCCAGCATGGCTGGGTCAATGCTTGCGAGCTCAGTGCTTTTGAACTGACCAGGCAGCGAGCCATTCACAAACTCGGTCCCGTCCTCTTTCTTGTAGGCAATGTGCGTGGCGCTGCCATCGACGGGCCTGGCAAACGGCACCAGGTCTGGGATGTAGAGGTGCTGGGCGCAGCCCTTGAGCTGGTCCTGGAATGTGATTCCCTTGCCGTGCGCCTCGCAATGCCAGGCCGCGTTCTTCTCAGGCGTTGCGTGGCAGCAGGTGCGGCAATTAGCCTGTGCAATTTGCTGGCCGTGGCAATGCTCGTAGAAGTCGCACCACTTGCACTCATACCAGCTCGGGTCTTGCGAAATCTTGACCGGCGCGGTGCTTGACTTGATCAAGCGGCCGGCGCGATCCATGTAATTGTCGAAGACGTCTTGATCAAAGTGAACCCACTCCGAGTAGAGGTCGTCGCTGTCCTTGCACTGCGACAGATACATCGCGCGATCAATCTCAAGCAGCCCCATGTAGCACTGCATCTGGGCGTAGTGCTGGGGCTTTGACTCGCGCACGCCTTTCTTTTGCAGATCGGCAAAACTCTTGGTGTTGTGTGTTTTGCACTCGAGCACCGCCCAGCTCTTTGGACCCTCTTCAAAGCCGCGCCCTATGCCATCGACCGACCCGGAGAAGTGGCCGTCGTGTGCGTTTACAGAAATCTGCTTGCCGTTTTCTTCATCAGTCGTGTAAAGCTCAATGCCCAGAGCACGCAAATCGGACACTAGCCTCTCTTCTTCGCGCTTGCCGGTATCAAAAATGCGCCTGATGCGGCCTGGGAATTTGGACTCAAGCGCCCAGCGCCAGGTGAGCCAGATGTACTTGTCGCAGCTGTGGCCGATGACCGAGCAGCCCATGTGGGGGCGGGGGTCTTCTTTCTTCTGCTCGTATAGCCAGTGAATCTTTCGCGCCGTGCTCTTACTTGGTTCTGGGATTTGTGCCATCGCTGTATCCGTACCTGTATCCGATTTCAAAGGCCTTGCGCAAGGTCATGGTGCCAAGGTCGTTCTTGTTTTCTTCAATAAAGCGAGAGGCCTCTGCGTAAGCATTTTGCAAGTACTCGGTGAGGTTTTTTCTCTTTAGTCTCTGCTCTAGCTCTTCCCAGGATTCGTCTTCTGTCATTCTGGTGCCTCCGTATACAACGGTTCCCATCCCTCTGTGGGGAACGGATCATTTTTGTCGAGGTAGTGCCATTCATTTCTGTGCTGGTAACGCCAGGCGACTGGCTCGGACTCCAATGCAATTTTTAAAGTTGCGATTGCAGTGGGCACGTTTAAGTCATGGCCGGTTTGCAGGAGCGCCAGCGCTCTTCTTATGTGCGTTTTCATTTTTTTGCCTTCGCGCGATCAAGCTTGACCTCGGGGTAATAAAGCTTGCCGCCGATGTTGCTGGGTTCTTTCAATGCGTCGAGAGAACCAGGGCGTGGGACGATGTTGAAGAAGTGAGCAATTGAAAGATGAGGGCGATTGACCCTTTCAATCATGTTGGGTGGTACGGGCTTCGATGTCATGTTGTCTCCTGTTGATTTTGTTTTTGTATGCGTTTGCCGATCCAGTGCATGACTGGCACGGCCATTGAATTACCTAGTGCTTTGTAGCGAGGACCGTCTGGCGCGTCGTCTTTCTTGCGCCAAGGGATGTTTGTGTAACCGTCAGGAAAACCTTGCAAGCGCTCGCACTCGGTTGGGGTTAGGCGGCGGACTGCCATGTTTGCTAACGCCACAGCGGGAAGCGGTCTGCCGCCACCTGTCGGCGATCCTTTGAGCAGTGGACCAGTTACGTCATCAGGTCCGTGAGCGTTGTTTTCATAGTCAACGCCGCCGATAATCGGCTGAATAGTCACTGGCACATTCCCACCACCCATGCCATATGTAGCAGATACTGTCCCACAAACATCTTTTAATTCAGTCACTCGACTGTCTTGACTATGTAGTTCGTAAACGGGCTGCGCCACCCCATGCACACCCGTCGCATTAAGCGTGTACATTGGGCCACCAACAGTAAATCCATCACCATTGCCGCCGTTTTGTGGTTGTCTACCAATTGTGTTTTCGGCAAGGGCGATGCAAGGTACAAATGTTTCAGTTTCAGAATCAAGGCGAGTTTTTGTAATTAGACATTTTGCAACGTCCGGCGTAACAGTTACACACTCTTCATGGTTGTTGCGGCTGATTCCAAAGCGCGCTGCAATTGTTCCGGCAACCTCTTGCCCCTTTTCTCTGCTCGGCGCAGGATTCCCTGACAAGCTGTGGGGCTCAAAAAGAACCGCTGCTGCACTGCGCCAGTCTCCAAGACATCCGACAACGAACACACGACGGCGTCGCTGGGCCACTCCAAAGTATTGAGCGTCCAGCACTCGGTATGCGAACCCGTACCCGAGTTCTGCCACCGCCCCGAGGAAGGAACCAAAATCCCGTCCTCCAGATGAACTGAGGACGCCCGGTACGTTTTCCCAGACAAACCATTTGGGCTTAAAGCGGTCAAGAATTCCGCAATAGACGAGGGCGAGGTTTCCTCGGGGGTCTTCAAGACCTTTGCGTAACCCGGCGACGCTAAAGGACTGACAAGGGGTTCCTCCGACAAGAAGGTCAACTGGGTGCTCAAAATTCCACTCCTTATATTTGGTCATGTCGCCCACGTTTGGGACTGATGGGTAGTGATGCGCCAAGACCTCAGACGGGAATGGCTCAATCTCTGAAAATGCAAGGGGAGACCACCCCAGCGTGTGCCACGCCACGGTCGCTGCCTCAATGCCACTGCACACGCTTAGGTATCTCATTGCTGCAAAGCCCCTTTTATTTTCGGTTTTGCCAAGGCTTTGCGGCTTTCGCAACATCTGGCGCAGAGGAAGGGCGTGCGAGCGGTGCCGCGATGGTCTTGAGCGACGAGGTGTACTTGACGCGATTGCGCGTCGGGTCGTTCTTCTCAAGGCCCACACCGATCACAAGCGACGAGCCAATCAGCTCGTCCGTGTCGCCGCAGCTGGGCTTGCCCAATGTGGCCAGGCAAAGCTTGGCAAACTGCTGCTCACCAATCTCCTGGGCCTTCGGGTTTGAATTGACCAGGTTGTAATTGGCCCAGACCTTTCGATCGGCGTACTCACCACCGGTGATCAAGTACTCCACCGAAACGTAGTAGCCAGTGCCGGTCTTTGTTTCGCGGTAGTCGGCGTCGGTGATCGTCGCGTCGTACTCGCCATCGGGTAATGGCTTGCGATCGAAGTCGTTGTTGTTAAGCTCTTCGACGTCGCCGCCGTATGTAAATCCGAGTTTTGCCATTTAAGTTTCCTCTTCGTGTTTAAAGTTAGGCGCTTAGACGCGCGGACAATTGCTCTGAAAATGCGTCCCACGAAAGTGGGCAGTCCTCCAGACCAAATCGATTACCACTCGGGTACGCTGGGTGCGCCTCGAGGTACAGCATGCGTTCGCCAGTCTTTAGCGCTTTGGTTTCTTTGTTGCCAAACCCTGCATCTGTTTTCTTGATCGCAATACGGTGGGCAGCAAAGCCAACGATGTCGGCCCACTCTTCGACCAGGGCAGAGGCGCGGTTGTGCAGCTTGAGAACCCAGGCGTCATAACCCTCATGCGTGGGCGACTCGATGCGCTGCTGCTTAACGTGACAGATCAGAATCACGCCCATGCCACGCTCGCGGCGTAAAGCCTCAAGCCCATCGAGCAGGTTTTTCCACTCGGCTGCTGCCGCGACATAGCCCTTGCCAAAGCCTGGCGTCTCGATGTCCTTCCAGCCGTTGGCCTTGCAGACATGCGCCTGGATCAGTGGCTCACACCAGTCGAGGCTGTCGAGAAAGACGTTCTCGAACTTGTGATCGTCATTTAGTAGCGTGCCGATCGCGGAATAGATGTCGTCTAAAGACTGAGCAATCGGGAAGGCGTCGGCGTCAATGCCGCTCATGCCGTCTTCGGTCAATATGCCGATCGAGTTCGGCGCCATCGCGGCGAAGGTTGACTTGCCAATCTTGGGCTCGCCGGCCAGGAGGATCTTTGGCGCCTCCATGCGCTTGGTCTTGCTGATACTGCTTAAATCGAACGACATAGTTTCACTCCTCAATTTCAATAGAGACGCCAGTCTTCTGAGGCTTAACCTCAACAGCGCGGGCGATTTGGGACCAGAGCGCGGGTTGCTCTGAACGGATTTTTTTAAGGCGCGTCTCGTCAACCTTAAGCTCGAGGCGCAGTGGACGAATGTCGTCTGGCCAGCTCTCGGTCATCTCATCGAGCTTGATGCGGTCCACCTTGTAGGAAAGCTTGCCGACCGTGGTGATCTTGATGCCGTCACCGATGTCGGTCGTGGTGGAGCCCTCTTCCTTGGTGTTTACAAGCTTGACCAGCTGCTCCTCGACCGCAATGCGGCGCAGGTTGGCCAGGCGCTCATCGGTCTTAGCTGCGAGCCATTCGTTGGTTAATTCCTTAGCTGTTGGCATAATCTCAACACTCCATTAAAAACAATTAACGACAGGTGTGCCACCAGGCGCTATGCATACAGTGCAAAACCGGCCTGTGTTGTGGTCGTAGTAGGTAGTGCAGCTCTGTGCGATGGCGTCCACGCCAAAAAAGCACGCCGCGACGATCGATAAAGCTACAAAGGACTGCAAAAGAAAGCGGGCAAATTTGTTCATAATTTCCTCAGTGCAAAATTGCGCAGGCAAGGCCAACTACAAGCCGGTCTCGATCAAGCCACGCGACGTAGGGGCCATCAATCATCATTTGGCCGTAGATGCAATCGACTAGCTCGAAATCGTCCAGGACATGATGGTAGCCACTCAGGTGATACAGCCGCATCTCGTTAAAGAATTCCTCGCGGCCTTCCTGGTCAAACACCTCGATCATGTCCTGCGAGTCGCGGGTGTCGAGTTCGATCACATGTTCATACTGCATGACAATCTCCATAAGTCTTGTAGGCAGCTGGCATGAATCCCAGCTGCTCTACTTTATTCAAGACAGAACGAAATTTTTACTTCTTTAAATTCGATCTCGACCAGGTGCTCGATCTGTTGCCAGAGCAGCGGCATCTCTTGTCTAATTTTTCTGATCCTGTCTTCGTCCAGCACTGGGCCCAAGTAGGCGGGCTGGATCTCTGTGGGCCAGCTCATTGTCGCCATCATTAAGGCGCCTGGGTCGGCCCTGTAGGAGTACAGGCTTGTGGCCTGCATCCTTGTACCAATTGAGTCGAGCATCTTTATGCTCGCCTGAGCTTTCATTTTCTTTGCTTGTACTTCTAGTTCGTTTGCGGCTTTCAGCGCGTCAAATAATTCGTGCAAATCCATTTTCTGGGTTCCTGTGTTTTTGTTTAAATGAGGCAGCACAAGATATAGTTAAAACCAAACCGAAATTTCAAAAGCCTTAAACCAATTGTGATTCGATGCTAAAACCAGCAAAGTAGCCGAGCCACATGACCCCTACCATACCCAGCGCAAAACACACACCGCCCAGCCATGCGCCAAAAGGTATACGCTCCTGTGGTGCGTGATAGGTGTCTAAGCCGCTTGCCCTGCGTGTGAACTTCAAGGTGTGGTTTTGGTGCGAGTAATCGGGGAGGTGTCCCCAGTTGTCGTTGCGTGCCATTCTTGTGTTCTCCAAAAGTTAGGCGTTGTGGTTTTGAAAAAAGAAGTGATAAGAAATATTGATGGCCAACCAAGCGCAGCCAAGACCCAGAAATATTCCAAGCAAGCCATAGCTCGAGATGCCAATCGCAGCGCCTGCGATCGAGACCGTGATCACCAGGGCGTGCATGCAGACGTTCATAAAATTTTTGAATTTGGGGAAACTGCGGTAGAGCTCGGTCATGATTCCGTAGGCAAACATGACGATGGCTGTTGCGATGAGTGCGTCTTTCATTTCGTGTTCTCCGCTGTTAGGTGGGGCTTGCGCCCCCATTATTAAAAAATGTTGATGTTGATCGCGACAGAATTTGATCCTGCAAATTTTTTGTTTTTAATTTTTGGTTGATTCACGCCATCCCATTCCCATCGGTAATCGGGATAAGCCTCATGCGCTCTGTCCAAACTCTCTTTGTCTGTTGTCTTGCAAATGCTGCAAACGTAAATTGATGGAGTGGTTTTTGTGTAGATGTTTAGATATTTCATGTTGCTTTCTCCGTTTGTGTTTGTGTTGAACTGATGCCATTACAGCATGGCATTGAGAAAATCACAACAAAAAGAGGAATATTTATATTTATTGAAATTAGGGATCAATAGCTTTTAACTATTCCGTGGGGTGCTGCTATAGGGGGCGGATCCAGAGCACTGGGCTTGCCCAGGCGATGACCTGGTTCTCTAGGGGATCGGCCGTTGCATTTAGTGGGTAGATGTTGACTGTGTTGGCCTTGTACCCACGGCGTACCAGGCAGGTTAGGTGCTCCTGCTCGGTGAGCTGCACAAGCGCTGGGCGATCGATTACGTTCTGTCCCGTTGTCTTCTCGCCAGAGACAAAGACTAGCCATCCGTCTTGGCTTGCACCAGGCTGGCGTACCTGTAGGCAAAATGAATCAGCTGGCACATCGGCCGGGGCAATAGCGGTCTCGAGCGTCTTGTCATTAGAGAAAGTCACGCGTGACTTCTCGCCTATGAAACCTTTGATTTTTACCTTGCGAACGTCATCGGTGACATCGATGCCTGCGTGGCGCATGACCTCGGCCACAGAGACGTTGAAGATGCTGGCGATTTTGTGAACCTCGCCGGTGGTGATTTTCCGTCTGCCGCTTAACATCAACGTAACGGCCGAGGGATCCAGGTCAATCATTTTCGCCAGCGTGCGCTGCGAAATCTTGATGGCCTGAAGTCTTCCAATAAACCATTGCTTGTTGAACGAGTGCGGTTTTGTGTTCATGATCTTGTTTGTGTTTGACATTCCCGTGAGTGGATGTTTCGTGTCGATTTTACTACTCTATTGAGATATTAACAACCTATTAAAAATCATGGAAAAGATAGAACCCAAAACCCCGGCACAGATCGTTATTGCCGCGTTTGGCACCAACGCTGAGGTCTCTCGCATCCTTGACGTATCCAAGTCAACCATCACTCGGTGGGGGTACACAAAAGAAGAGGGCGGCACAAATGGCCTGGTGCCTCAGAAGCACTGGCCGGCATTGCTGTCTGCGGCTAAGCGCCGCCGGGTCAAGCTAAGCCTGCGCCAACTTGCTGGTCTTTGATATTCCCATAGCGTTGTTAAAAAAGCAATGAGATAAGAAAATGACAACGGCGGTCGGCACTCACGCACTGATCATGCATTGAGCTGGGTCTTCACTCTCCCTCCCCGAGCCGACCGCCACCTGAAGTAGATGGGAGAACAAGTGCAAAGAAAAAAGGGGAGTGATCAATGTCCGCTGTACTTCAAGAAGAGCCATCACCAGTGATCAGATATTCGCTTGGCGTGAGCCGGTTCGATGCGACGCCTAAGCAGTGCCAGGCTGCAGACTTTCAAGCGTTTCAAACCGAGGTTTTGTCCAAGCGAGCGGCCGTCAAGGGCTACACCTATATCTCGGCACCATTCAGTAATGGCCAGCGCTCCAAAGAGAGCGTAGAGCTCTCGCGATTCATCCCGATGGATTTCGATGGGATGCCAGGTGAGGAAGCATTCATAGAACTGCGCACCTGGTTGATTCCGTATTCAGCATTTGCTTACACCACCTCTAGTCACACCCCAGAATCCCCCAGGGCGCGAGCCATCCTTGAGGCATCCAGAGAGATGACCAGGGAAGAGAGGATCCGTGTGTGCATGGCTGTTCAAGCCAGGATTGAGCGCGACATACAAGGCATCAAGTTTGATGCGAGTGTGTATCGCGGCGAACAGCCTTTTTTTACACCTATGTTTACGTCGACCGATTACTTCTTCGAAGGCGAGCCGATCGACGTAGACGCCATGCTGGCCGAGGCGCCTGAGCTCAAGCCTGAGGGCGCAAGCACGGCCAAGAACCTGGCGCAGATATCGAGCACCGACCCTGTCCTGCGTGAGCTGCTTGCACGCAGCATGGTGAAGCGTGACCTGGGCGGGGGGCGCTTTGCTGTGCATTGCCCATGCGCCGACGAGCACTCGGGACCGAGCGAAAGTGAGACGGCCACCGTCTACACGCTGCCTAAGTTCAACGGCTTTGACTTCGGCAACTTCACTTGCTTGCATGACCACTGCAGGACGCGGCCACAGCACGCATTCACCCAGGCGCTAGACCTCGAGCACAACCAGGTCAGGGGCGAGCAGTCCAAGGTCCTGAATGTGGACCACAGCATCTTGATTCACAAGCAACAGGAAAAGATCCAGGTCCAAGCAGAAGAGCGTCGGGGGCGGTTCAGGTTCTTACGCGCAGCTGACTTGATGCGTGAGCAGCGCGTTGGCTGGCGTGTCCTGGATGTGATCCCCAGGCGCGGCCTGGTCGTGATGTGGGGCGCTCCAGGCTCAGGGAAGTCATTCGCCGCGTTCGACATCGGTGCAGCGATAGCGCGAGGCAATAAGTATCGCGGCAAGAGAGTCAAGAAAGGGCTGGTGCTTATCATCGCGGCCGAAGGCGACCTGACGTCCAGGACGATGGCCTACATCCGCGAGAACAACCTGGCCGAGGACGAGCTTGAGAACCTGCTCATCATGCAAAGAGCCGTCAACATGCTGGACCCGCACCAGGACATGGACGACCTGCTCGAGACCATGCAGATGGTGACAGACAGCGTGGGCGAGGAGCTCGCGCTAGTGATTGTCGACACGCTTAACCGGGTGATGCCAGGCGGCAATGAGAACGCCTCCGAAGATATGGGCGCCGTCATCAGCAACGCCAAGAAGATAGAAGAGCAGTTCCAGTGCGCCGTGATGTTTATCCATCACTCGGGCAAGGATGAGACCAAGGGCTCCAGAGGCCACTCGAGTCTGAAAGGCGCGATGGATGCCGAGATCAGCATCATCAGAAACGAGGACATCCGCACCTTCAGGATAGAAAAGCAAAAGGAAGGGCGCGACTACTACGACCTGTACAACTTCAAGTTGAAGACCATCGACCTGGGCGCGATGTCCGACTTCGACTCGGATGCCGAGGAGCATGAGCGCCTGACCAGCTGCGTGATTGAGGAGACCGATGAGGTGCCCGATCGCCAAGTCATCACAAAGAACACAGGAATCCTTCAGGCCGCGTTGCTGGCCTCAGAGACAGGCAACAGGGAAGACGTCCGACTCAAGTACTACGAGCTGCACACGGGGAACGCCGAGGCCAAGCGCAAAGCGTTTAACCGAGATTGGGGCAAGTACATGGGCGAGCTGGTTAACCGTAAGACAGGGGAAAGGGAATGAATGAGCGATTGCTAGAACTTGCTCTGCAGGCTGGGGCTCGAGAGTGCGATACAGGAGCCTTGATCACAGACGACATTGCCCTGACGCAATTTGCCGAGCTGGTGCGCCAAGACTTGTACCAAGTGATCGGCAAAAACGTGATTGAGCAGATCAATGGGGCAACGCAGATGGAGCGGAAGGCTTGCGCTCAGATCTGTTTAGTAATGGCGAGCAAAACTGAGGACATTCGGAGGGCTGCTTTGGAGGTTGCTGCTGAAAATATCCTGGCTCGAGGTGGTCAATGAGCGGGACATTGTGTCCCGGGACAGCGGGACAAACGAGACAAACATGTCCCGCAGACAACCAGGAAGGGCGGGACAAACGGGACATCTGTATATATACAGTGTCCGTGTCCCGCTCTGATGTCCCGGTCGGTAAGGATTCTTGAGGGGGTGGGTGCGATGTGGGTTTACTGGTTTGTGACGGTGTTGGCTTTGTCGTGTTTGGCTTGGCCTTACATCTTGGTGGCATTGATGCTTTAGCTTTTCCCGCATGTTGTGGAAAGTGCAAGGTGTGGTGAGAATGTCTTATCAATTAAAAATTGGGGTGAGATTGAGATGCAAGAGGGCGTGAGTACCCTGGAAAGGGAGGGCAAGGAAAAAAAAGGGAAAGGATCCTCTCCCGCGTCCTTAGCAAACCTGACGGCGCGAGGCCGACCGCCTGGCACGCCCAACAAAGTCACGCGATCGATACGGCAGGCCGTCATGGACTCGATCGAACCAGGCAAGTGTCACCCAGACGGCCTGGCTGGCTGGCTCATAGAGCGAGCCCTGGGCGGCATCGAGGACAGGAAGATCTACGCGGCGGTCGTCAGCAGGGTGATACCCATCGAGATCACCGGCGAAGGGGGCGGCGCAGTCAAGGTCGACCTCGGCTGGTTGGCCGGCCGAAAGATAGGCGGCGATGTCATTGACATCACACCAGCTACACAAACGAGCGGAGAGCAAGCAACGACGCGGCTGGCTACGGATTTTCAATCCGAAGCACCTATCGCCGGCGGCATGCCAGGCGTCAACCAGGTGAGAGCAGGTGAGTAAGCCTCGAGCTCTAGCCCTGTGCCTGGCCATGCGTGCTGCC